ATCTTCAGCGAAACCTTTTTCTATAATTTTAGCAGGATTAATACCCAATCTTTCAACTTGAGCTTCAGCACCTCCCACAACGGAACCATACAATCCGGCCTGAGTAGGAGAGTATCCTTGGTCAAGTTTTTCTTGAGCAGACCTGCCGGCTGCCAAAGTTCCAAACCCCGCCAATCCGGCAGGAGTAAAAGCTATCAAAGAGGACCCTATACCTTTTGATACATCTTCAGCAACTTTCCCGACAAAAGGCTTTTGTTCATATAGTTCCTGATTCCTCTGTTCATACCCCTGATAATAAGGATTTTCATCAATAAGATTTTCATTCTCCGACGGATAAACCCCCGTTATTTTCTGCCTTATATCCCGCATACCGGGAGAACGATAAAAAGTATTAGCGATACCCCTAACACCCTCATTAACCATCTGCCTGACTCCCTCTTTAACATCATCTAAGAAAGGAGTTTTATTTTCAGCGGCAGCTTGCCCCTTTTTAAATAATTTCTGTTTAGCAGAAGGCGGCTCTTCAGCGAGAATCTTTTTATACCAAGGCAAATTTTTATAATACTCCTCATAAGGTATGATCTCACCCGAAGCAAACGGATACGGATTTGAATTCCCGGTCAAAGCAGATTCATTTGTCGTCGGCATAGCTGAAGCTTGCTGCCTGTACAATTCCTCTTCCTGCTGCCTAAATGCCCGAGAAGCCTGCTTATTTTTTTTAAGTAACGGACTTTCCTCCATTTCAAAAACAAAATCATCCCAAGTTTTTATTTTATTTTCGAAAGAATTACCGGTTGAATTTTCTTTATTGCCTGCCTCTAAAACATAGTCATTCCAACTTTTGCTCATAGATTCACCGCCTTAGTCAATCTAATTTTTATCAGATGTTAAATACTTGCTTAAATCAATATCAGTTTTATATTGATTAGTTCCTCTGAGGATATCAATAAATGCCTTCAAATCGCCTTTCCCGTTTAATACTTGAGCATTACTGTACCCGTTCGAATTAATTTTCTTAAACCATTCTTCGGGTTTTAATCCTGACTTAAGAAAATCATCATAAGCAGCCGAAATTCTCTCTGACCTTTCAGCCTCTATTCCAATTTTTGAAATATTAGCTTTAGCGGTAGCAGCCGCAGTATTTGCGTTCATCCTTGAAGTTTCGGCATTCTGTTGAGAAATTCCGATTTGAGCTTTACTTTCTGTAATCCTCTGCCGTATTTCTTCCATCTTCAAGGAAGCTTCAACAGGCCCATACTTTTTAGCAATATCAATTTCCTGCTTCATTTTTTCTATAGTCAATTTAGCTTGTTGCAATTTTGTTCCTGTCAACTCTTTAGCCAATTCTTTTTCAAGAGCTTTAATCTCGTTTTCAATTTCCTGAGATTTAACAATAACCGACTGTTTGATTTGGTCCATAGTAGGGATTATCTCTGCCGACGAGTCGATAGTATTTCCATATTTAGCCATAAGTTCAGGACTTTTCCTAATTTTATCATTCCTGAAAGCCATCAAGATGCCTTTTAAAACAGGGTCATCAGTTTTATTTATAACTGCCGCATAATCCGGAATTGACCTGAGGTAACTAAGGGTGGTTTCCGGCAAAGTACTTATTACGGTCCTAACCGGTATATAACCTGTCTCTCGACCAACGGCAATCTGGTTTTGTAACTGACGTTGCTGTTCTTGCACTGTAGGTTTACCGTCATATTGTCCGGTTACATTTGATTGCGTAATACTATTTCCAAATTGCCTTTGCTGTTCCTGTACCGTTGGTGTGTTATTATAAGAACCGGTTATACTCGCCTCATTCACCCCTCTGTTAAAAGCAGTTTGAGCAGCATCCTGCCCGAGTCCATAAGCTGTCAAATAATTTTTCTGATTCTGCAATTGTTGATTCTGTTGCAGCTGTTGATTCTGAGCATACTGATTATAAACATTATTTTCCATGCCTTGTAATGCGTTTAACTGTGCAAACTGAGCGTTCCTGTCCGCGTTGAATTGATTCATTGCCGTGTTGTAATAGCTTGGAATGAGTCCCTGCGCCGCTTCCTGCTGTTTTATCCCCGTAAACGTGTCAAAAACTCTTGTGCCTCTCTTCGCCATATCTTTTAGTACCGTTTCTTTAGCCTGCTTTTGTGCCTGCTGTAAAGCAGCATCATTGTTCGGGTCATAATTAAACTGCATACTTCTAATTTTTGCGAGTTGGTCGGCCAATTGCGCATTATACGGACTTTGATATGGCTGTACAGGAGTAAGCTGCGGCATATTAGCCGACAACTCTGCACTTACCATTTTTGCTAATTTCATGTAGTCAATGTTTCCGGTATTGTTTGTATTAATACTGGTATTTCCCGTATTCCCTGTACCAACACCAATATTACCCGTATTCCCTGTACCAACACCAATATTACCCGTATTCCCTGTACCGACACCCGTATTACCGGTATTAGTAAAAACAGGTTGACCTCCGACATAGTTTATGCCTATATCGGAAGGATTCCCGCTTCCGATTTTACTTCCACCTGCAAATCCACCTGCAAATCCACCCGCAGGGATAGGATTAGGCGCAATGCCATTCGCCGCTAATGTATTATTATTAGCCTGCCATTCCAAAGCCGTCATTGTCGGCGCAGCCGTAGACCCCGGAACACTTACATTTGCTGTCGGTACAGCAGGTGTAGCGACTGAACCCGGAACACCCGCAACAGGAGCAGGCGCATATTGAGCCGCCTTATCAAGATATGTTTGCGGATTACCTCCGTTTTTCGCCGCTAAATTTGCAAGATTCATATAAACACTGTATTTATCTGCCATGCTATCACTCTCCTTGTTATAACTCTTATATTGAGGTTGCAGATACAACACCCGCATTATCAACCGTGATACGCCAACTTGTACCATCCGGGGATTTCACTACCGGACCTTTGGAGCTGTCAAAAGTTAAATCTCCCGTCATATTATCGCCTGAATCATTTACGGGCGTATAACCTAAAGCAGCTTGTTTCCCGTTGAATGTAGACCAATCGTTTTTATCCAAATAACCATCATGAGTAGCATCGGCTTTAGGTATAGATACCGTATTTACAAGCCTCCCCAATGGCGTTGAAAACGTCAAAGGGTTTTCGTAATCTGTCCCGGCCGTAGCTGCTCCAACACTTCCTGCTGTACCTTTTAATATTCCCGCTAAAGAACCGATAGTCATTCCGGCAAACGTCGGGCTTGCTGTTGAGTCCAAATCTTGCGGGCCCGAAAGCGTAATTGTACCGTCACCATCATTAGTCACTGTAACCCTTTTCGCCGTGCCGGCAATCCAACTCGTCAAATCCGATACACTTTCCAAACTGCCTGATGCATTGGTAGAAACAATCCTGCTTGCAGACAATCCCAAAATAATACTCGAAACATCAATATGCCTTAACAAATGCCTCAAGCGTCTTTCAAGTTCAATCTTATACTGAAGAATATCTTTAGCCGGGTCGCCTGTATTCGGAATAGAAATATTTGGTAACATCCCCATAAGCACACCCTCCTAATCGTGTATTCTTCCGTGAATCTCTAAATAATGCAGCTTGCTCGGTCCTGTACCCGATACTTTCAACCTATTCCACTTAACCGCATTTAAAGTCGTTGAAGGTATCCTCACCCTCTGATTCTGTTCATTTGCACTCGTAGAAAACGTATACAAAGTAGCCCAATCATTATTATCCACAGTTTCCGAATAACTTAGTATAAGCGTGCTGCCGCTTGGCAAGTCGACAATTGCATAAATATCCGATATAGTTTTTAGATTCTTAAGCGGTACAAAATTCATAACTCCCGTTTCATGGCTCCACGTAATAGCCGTAGAATCATCAGCAGTTCCTTGATTGAGCTTTTGCACAATGCCGCCCGTAGTTATACCGTATAAATCTTGTCCTGCCGTAAAAAAGTTAACAAACCCGACATTCCAGACATACCACATCTTCAAATCTACATCATACTCAAGTGTTAGGTTATTTGTCGTTTGGGCTGCACCGTAGGGAAACGACAAATATATGTATTTCCCCCATTGCCCGGCACAAATATTTTGCTTATAGGTATAGTTAATATTTTCAAGATAAGACTTAACTTTCTGACTGACATCAATAGGCAACCCTCCTGTAAATGCCAAAAACTTACCGTAATCAAGCCAATATAAAACTCCCGTTTGGCCGTGTATAATCGTTGCTCTTTGACTGACATTCCCTACCGGTATAGGCTCACTCGGGTCAAAATCATCGGAGGTTTTCCCATAGACGATGTGCATACTCTGGTCACTCCATCCGATTGTCATATCATTGTAAACGGCTAAGGCCGTTTCGGTTCCAATCATACCATACAACCCGATTTGGTCTGCATCCCCTGTAGTCCAATTAGTTATATCCCCAACATCACTGGCATATATAGTAGCATTAAGCAACGCAAACATACGATTATCCGAAGCCGCCATAAGCTTTGTCGCAGGCATAGCCGTAAGATTAGCAGCCGCCGACCCGTTCCAAGATTTCTTTTCAGTCCCATTTGAGAATATCGTATACTTTGTACTCCCGTCGGTAAACTCAATAAACTCGGCTTTAGCATTAGTCAATCCCGTAGCAACATTAACATAAGCACTCGTACCCGCATTCCAATACTTCCAAGTCGTACCGTCCACGACATGAAAAACACTTGCCCCCCTTGCCGTAGCACCGTTTACGGCTGTCAACGGAGTCCCTCCCGACCCGTACATTGCGACAGTCCCGGGCCTCGGAGCAAGCGCAGGATAGTACCTATTCGAAACATTCAATTGAGAAACGCCTTCAGACAATTTAATCTCGAAGGCGTTTACCCCTGTGTTTACACCATCACCCAATTTCAGTATAACGGGTTTCATTTTATTCGGAAGCGACCTAACGCCCCAATAGGCCATACAACATCACTCCCTCATCAATATTCTTCAACTTGTCTTGCTTTAAGCGGCGCAGTATCAAACTTATCCTGCAAATCCTTTAAAGCGGTTGTCATTTCTCCATCATATTTCCGCTGCCAATAGTCCGCAATAGTAGCATCCGGATTATCCCCGATACTCGCACAATTCTGAATCAACCCGTATTTAAGCAAATTATGATACTTTGCATCCACTTCGGGAATATCCGTAGTAGCAGATATAGCCGTAATCTCACGATAGTAATACCACCTTATTTCTAAATTAGTCGTCTGCAATGCCGCCCCGTCTTTAACAAGCATAACAGTATTGTTACCGATAAACGTATAATAACACCCGTCGTCAATCTCTCTGCTGTCATTAACCCCCACATACTCGAATGTATCCCAAACAGTATCATCATCAATGCTCCCTGTAGCCTCTTGAGAAACCATAATCTTAATAATCTGCTCGGGCTTGCAATCGCTCGGCAAGCTGTATGTAAGTTGGTCGTCTATCGAGTATGACGTATAATAATCATGTTCCCAACGCACTCTTAAAAGCTTATTATCAATTTCATCAAGTATCTGATTCAATATGATAATCTTATTTGCACTCGACACATCTGCCGTCCGTGGATACATTAATTCCGCATAACTTATAATTTGTGCAACCGTAGCCAAATAATATCACCCCCTACACCAACAAGGTTTTTGAAAAGTCAGCCTGCTTTAAATCATCAATAAAATTAAATATATTATCACAATCACCTGTAGAGGGTTCATTCCCTGACCCAAACATTGTTGTCAAGTCAACAACTAAAACTTCTTTAACTTTCATCACTTTTCCATTTGCTGTGGCCGCATCAGCGTATCGTGGATATATCACAAATTTTATATTCCCCGTTTCGACGGCTGTTAATGTAACAATCCCCGTAAGTTTATACCATGTATCTATAGTTGGTACAGTTTGATTTTTTGCTACTTGCTGTCCCCCTGTTGTACCTTGTATAACAGTAAATATATTAAGTGCTGATGAATTTGTTACTTGAGCCAAACAGGCAACATATAATTTTTTCCCTGTAGCACAAGCCGTCAATGTGCTTTTATTTGCTTCAGGGTATGCGCCCCCGCCGTTACCTGTAACACTTAATATATTATTAGAAGCTGATATTGCTGAATTATTTACGCCCCATCCTGTTGTATCTACAAAATTCCCATTGGTTAAGAGATTTGTATACGTAAATACGCATAACTGTTTACTAAAATTTATTAGTTTCATAATACAACTCCTTTTTTAGTTAAGAGCTACCCAATCTGTATTAGTAAGACCTATCGACTTATACCAATCGCTGTTTGTAGAATCAAAAACTTCTTCACCTATAAATCTGGGAGTCAAAACTCCGCTTGGGCTTCCTGCATTTGTCCTATATCCTATCTGAGAGAATTCATACCACGTACCTTGAGAAATAGTTATTGTTTGGCCTGTGACAGTTACTTTTACAGACGGGTCAACTTCAAATGTTCCTGCGACATAATCAATTGCATCAATAACAGCATATAATGTGGCAGGCCCCGTATCTGCACCGGGTATTTCTACGTAATCCCCCAATTGAAATTTAGTTATATCTGTCGGCGTTACGGTATTAGTAGTTGAATCAGCATCACAGCCGGCGTCTGTAACCGCAGTAGATTTATTGAATCCCCACGTAGCTGCACCCAAAAAATACCACCCTACAGGATCACCGATAGCCCTATTTGTGTTATAACATATAGACCCGTGCTTATATCTTCCTGATGTTGGTTTTGCAGACGCATAAGTAATGATTTGACCGTCAAGAATTGTTCCGTATTCGTCTCCTGACATGCTAACAGATTCGGCTACCTCTTTTGTTGATGAACGATAAGGATAAGCTATCTTATAAGTCGTCGAAAGATACCTATTGTTGTTAATGATTAACATATCAAGATAGCATTCAAGAGCATATATTGCAAATTTTGTAATCGTATTAAAATAATTGTTGTTGATGGTTATGTTTTTAAAATCGTCACCGTCAAAATATATTCCATAAGGAGCGTCGTACATAAGATTGTTTCTAAATGTTACATTATGTACAGCACCTTCTAAATACCAACAATAATCATTCGATGGTGATTCAGTGTGATTTCCGGTTACTTCAACATTATAGCATCCATTACCAATATGACTTCCGACATTATCAAGCACATTATCAGCAATAACTAATGTTTCAACCTGAGTTCCGGCTGAATAATTAGTTAAACCCGTTTCTCCAATGCTTATATTATACGTATCATTATCCCATAAAGTATTATTTTTGATGTATATAGTTGTTGAAGCGTTTACTTCGTCGCTTCTCTTATAGCAAGCAATACCCCTCGTACAATCATTTATATTGTTGCCGATTACATATGTTGTCCATGCACCGGAAATCATTATGCCGGTTGCCAAATTGCGCAGTGTATTACTTCTAATATAAATCTTTCTGCTCGTACCGTGTACATATATACCTGTGCCAACATTTGTGCCATTTGACCTGATATTAAGATCTTCAATTTCCAACCCGATAACATTATCAATATCAATACCTGTCATTGAACCTTCAAGCAATATATTACTACCATCAGCATAGTTTACGCCTATTAATTTTGTATCATTATAGGCTATGCTTAAAGCTGATGTTATGTAATACGTACCTTGCGGGAAAAATACAATAGCTCCGCCGGCAGCAACAGCCGCATCAATGGTATCCTGTATAGATTCGGTATCATCCGTTGTACCATCGCCAACAGCACCATAGTTCTTAACACTTAGAATACCAAACTTATCACTTTCCAATAAATTGCTTAATTCAGATTGTGCCGTCAAATACGCTATCTGTTCAGCCATTGTAGTCATGAGCGCACCCCCTTAGTCTTTTAAAACTTTAATTTGCGCCGTACTCCCGGAAGTATCACCAATCAGATATATAAATCCATTCCCCGGAACTTTCATATCTTCTGCCATTCCCGCAGTATACTTAAACGAATTATTAGTTGTCGGATAAATAAGCTTATTGTTTGCATTAACCCAAGTATTCCCGCTAATATTGTGAAACAAAATATTCTTTCCTGCAAGCATAAATCCGACTGAAGCCCTACTTCTGTTACCCGCCGTTATAGTCCCTATCGTAGCGTTACCGCTTGCTTCCCTCACCGTAATAGTTCCGACAGCAACGGTACTGAATCTGCCGTATATATCACCCAAGAAAAACCCGTACACATTATTCCAAGCAGTTTCAACAGTAGCCGCCTGACTCGTCCCCAACATAGTAACAGTTTCATACATCAATACATTAGTCCCGTATTTAGTCCCGATAATCGTCAACATATTCACATCGCTTGCACTGTCAGATATAACCTCGACCCCGTCATTAGCCGGCATATTGGCCAATGCCGACCCTCCAATTTGGAATAACGGGATGCAGTAATCTTGCTCTTTAAACTGAGGAAATGATAGCATCTATAATCACCCTTTCTTGAGTTTTTTTCCGCAATTAACAATATCAATCGTTTTTTTGTGATAGCCGCTACAGTGCTTGCAGAACAGCCCCGTAACCGCTGAAGTTTTACTTTCGGTTAGATTTGATAACTCTTCCGCTTGCGCAAACGGTACAGTAGCGGCTAAAACACCATTCGAGTCCGACAACGCTTGGTTTAAATTCTTGAGTTCCTGCCAAATGTTATACAACAATTGTTCTTTCAAATCCATTCGTGCTTCCCGTTTTATTTCAAACATTTTCATCACCTGTGATTTCGTTCTCATCAGCTTTTATATCGGTGCTGGTATCACTGTCTCTTTCCAACTCCTTCAATGCTTCAATTTTACCCCTCAAAAAATTAGCATGTGCCGCCAACTCTTCACCTTTCTTGTTGAAAATAACGATTTGTTCTCTTACATTCTGCATAGCCTTCATGGTATTGTGTAAATCAACTTCAACTTTCGCAATCTTAGTTTTCAACATAATATCCCTCCATAAAATTTATAAAAAGGGGGATTATCTCCCCCTACAACAAAATAAATCAACTGCAAGCAGTAACAATCCCCTTGACAATCGTAATCGAAGTAACGGCCCCCGGACCAAAATCAACACCTGCAACACCGCCAACAGTATAAGCGTTTGCTTCGCAAGTATCGCCCAAATCTGCGCTACCTACAATAATAAGCTTATCTGCCGACTCATCCCACAACATGTATTTACCCGTTGTAGCACCAAAAAACTTGACATCATATCCGGTGTCATCAACTCCGACAGTGATTGTACCGTGCTGCGTTGTATTTATTACATTTCCTGCGGCACCGATATCAAAATCACTTGAAGCAGCAACACTTGCCATTAGTAATTTTGTAGCGTTCCAAACAATACTTATATCTCCTGCCGCACCCGCACCTGTACCAAAAACAAGGTAATCATTATCCTTAAACTGCAAGTCAACTCCTGTAGTATAAATCAAATTAGCTGAAGCATCAGCATACAGATATGAGGCGCCGTTAGCTTCATTCCCATACCATTTTAGGTCAAATGATAATTGAGTAGCAGCACTATCACCAATTTCAATGAGAGTATCGTCGGCAACAGCATTAATTATTAAATTAGTGCCGTCCCAAAGAATACTTACATCTCCTGCTGCACCGGCTCCCGTACCAAAAACCAAATAATCACTATCTTTAAACTGCAAATCAATCCCGGTAGTATAAGCCAAATTTGCGCTTGCATCAAAGTAAATATAACTTGCACCATTAGACTCATTTCCGTACAACTTAACATCAAAACTTTTTTGCGTTGCTGAAGCATCTCCAATTTCAATTAAACTATCATCAGCAGCCGCCGCGACAATCAAATTTGTACCGTCCCATTGCACAACCACATCAGACCCCGTACCAAACGTAAAAGTCTCGCTATCAGCCAGCGCAATATTATCCGCATTAAATGTCCCGTCAAGCGACAACGTACCGACAACATATAACGTATCTGCTGACGCATCCCAAAAAACATATTTACCCGTAGTATCCCCACAGGCCTTAACATCATGCCCTTTGGTATCCTTCCCGAAATGAGAATACTTAAAACCAAAATCCCTGCCGTGTTCTTGTGGTTTGCCCATCGACATTCACTCCTTTCGTATTAAGGCCGGGGATGTAGTGAGTCACCCCGGCCCGCTTTAATATTTTTTTTACAGTTTAGCTTCTTGCCTTGTGATTAAGCCGGGTTATTCCCATAGCACCAAAACCAATTATCCCAGCCATAACCCCATCTGCCGACAGCCTTCCACTTCAAGGTCTCAGCATCAAAATCCGAATCTCTCTCAAGCTTCCTTGGGTCTTTTCTCATGACCCAATTGAGACCTTTTCCACCCTTCATAACTTTTGTGCTGACAACAAACCATTTTCTTCCTGTGATCCTTGGTACGCACATATACTTCAAAACTTCACCATTCTGCAGCTGAGTAATCGTGTTTTTCTGATTATCTGCAGTAAAAGGTTCCAGCTCCGACCCGACGATTTTCTTTCCGGCCTCTCTCCAATAGTTCCCTGAAATAATCAAGTTCCCTTGAAGGCACATCTGATTGCCCCTGTCATTATTCCATTCATTCATTCTTGTCAGCACCGTGTCCACATTAGTAACATTCATATCTAATGTATCAGTATTAGATTGCGTGTCGTCTCCCGCAACAAGGTGATGAGAAGCCGAACATAAAGCAACGCCATCAGGACCGGTATAACTTGAAGAAAACGCATTGTTGAAAACGCTTGCAGCATCGTATTGGAGAGTGTCGTGAATAGCATCAAGCAACGCATTTGTTTCGCCCTTTATGCTATCATATTCTTCATCTTCATACATATCGGCATCGATTTCCAGACCCTGCGAAAATTTGCCGGGCCTGTACTCTTTTTCATACCCATCCGCTAATGTATCATAAAAAACATTACCGTTCCAAGGCTGCATACGTCCAAAAGCCCCTCTACCTCTGTGCAATTCGCGCGCTCTGGTAGATTTTATTACATTGAAAAGCAACGGTATGTAATCCGTGTTTTCCTTGAAATAACTATGAGATATAACTTGAATATTAGCTTCTAATGCTCTGAATTGAGCTTCAGTTAAAGCCATACAATCAACTCCTTCTTATTTGTGATTTTGAAAAAAAAATCAACCGGTAATTAAATTATTACAGTTTAAATTGCAACAGGTTCATTGGCATTCTGATGCAATCTCAAGTTGACGAAAACAGTAAATGTTTCCGGCGCAACATCATCAATTCTAAGACACTCCCCTGCAGAAGCATCTTCCCAATTGATATCAATTCCATTTGAATCAAGATTCCAATGCTTCGTACCAATAGCCTGATTACCCGGGCATAAATACGCCGTATCACTTGCAGCAATCGCAGCCGCTAAAGTTTCACTCAGAGTAATAGTCCCGTTAGTGGCGTTGAAATCTGATATTTTAACAAGTTTTCCGTTCAGCGAACTGTCCGCTGCAACAGATACCAATTTCAGATACCCGCCGTTAAACATATCATCATAATTGCTCGCCATTGTTCCCGTTTTCAGATTATCAACTACAAATGTAGTCGTGCTCCCACCGCTGGCTGTTATAACCTGAGTCGGCTTTAATGCAAACACATCATCGGGATGGTCGAAAACTAATATTTCCGTCCCGCTCTGTCTGCCTGCCGTAGCACCGTCATGCGGCTCAGCCGCAACTCCGAGATAAGGGTCATCTTGGTCTGTATCCCCAACTGCAACAACTAATCCGTTAACGAGTTTTACAACTTCACCCATTTCAATTGCCGTTGTTGTAGCAATTTTATATTTACGTGATTGACCGCTTTTTTTACTTCTGTTGTAAGCCCACTTAAGGTAAGACATCAAATCATCTCCTCTTTTTTAATTTTTCTTGCTCTCTCATTATTTTGGCAACCACCTGCGGATCATTGCCAAAAACATTAGTAAGTTTCATGTCTTGTCTTGTCAAAATAGCGCGCGGGTCAACAGTTTGTTTGTTGTCATTATCCCCTCCGGAAATAATTCTTCGTCTGTTTCTATCCTGTATATCAGCAATCGTTTGTTTTTGTACCCGCTGCACTTCCTTTTTTGTGATCTCATCAGACTTACCGCTTACCATCAATTCCCCAACATAAAATTTATATGCCGCATCAATATCAGCTCCGGGATAAGTGTTTATGTACGCATCGACTTGCTTTTCAACTTCATGCCAGTAAGGTTTGTTGCGATATGACTCTTTACGTATTTCATTCATTTCGATATTTCTTTTAGCGTTTTCGATTTCCTTTTCTGCCGCAAGCTTAGCACTGTTATTTAGTACTTCTTTTGCTGCTTCTTCAGGCCATCCTTTTTCATAAGCCAGCTCTGTTATCTTCTCAGGGGTAACCGCATCAAAATGCTTTCTCTCGATGTTATACCTCATCATTTGCTGACTCTGCTCATTAAGCCTCTTTTTGTCGGCCTCCAAAGCTTCCCTGTCTGCCTGATACTTTCTTTTCACTTCCTCTTCTGCTTTTTGTCTCATCTTCTGAAAGATGACATTATCATTGTAACTTTGCTTCGTCTTATCCGTTTCGGCGACCTCCGGATCTCTACTGCCTGTATCAAACTCAGCATCATTACCTGTCAGGTCAAGGGTATCTTTTTCATCGTCAAAAAAATTACCTGCAGAAAATTCGTCAGCGGCATCCGCATTATCAAACTCATTTCCCGTGTCATTATCAGAATCAAAATTATCCCCGCCTAATTTATTTCCATTTACACGGTCCACGACTCCGTCTTGGGTCTCGACGACATCCTTACCCTCGTTTTTTTCCGCAAACAACTGTAGGTTTGCTTTTACAAGTTTAAGCCCGTCGTTTTTACCTTTTAATTTCAACATACAAAACCCTCCAAATTTTAAATTAATTTTTAATATAAATTCTGCTGCATGCCTTGTTGCATGCCTTGTTGCACGCCCTGTTGTGACATTGCTATGCTCATTAAAACACTCTGTATTGACTGTTGTGTAACCTGCATTACTTGTTGCTGTATTTCCGGCGGTAAATTACCGATTTGAGCAATTAACTGCTTAACTGAATCTTGTGCATACAAATGCTTTAAAATATCTTCCTTACAAGGAAACTTTCCTTCTTCAATGGTGTACCACAAATCTTCCCCCGTCATTAACTGTCGTGCAAACATTTCAAAAGCAACCGACGTGTAATAATTTCTGTCGGTAGGCTTTTCACTCAAAATCGTGACTTTTATGTCGAACTCAGGTACAAACTTTTCTTTCCTATACAGCTTTGTACCATCTTCGCCTAAAATGAAATTACCCTCGTTATCCGTCAAAGGCTCTCTATCCCACTGCATATACATATCATCTGCCCGTAGCGTACCTTCTTTCATTTTGCCGTCCGTGCCTTTAATTCGATAATACCTGTCCTCTGTATAATATTGGGCAAACAAAGCAACTCTCTGTTTGTTTACACGCACCAACAAATCTTCTAGCTTTTCGACCGTTTTTTTTGTTCGGGTATCCGTCCGAGCCCCCAGCTCAGCAATAGCTTTATAAGGCATATTTGCATATTCAGCCCTACCCTGGAAAGTAGCAGTTACTTGAGAAACAGTTTCGATAACTCTTTGCTTATGCTCTTTATATCCTGTTACGGAAGCAGGAACATTTACACCTGTACGGTCTTTGATTAGATTAACATTGTCAACCTCAAAATACATACCGCCTTTACCCGCATTTTTCAGTATGTTATCCAATTGTTTGGGATTAATTGCGCCTTTCTGATATTCTTTGCCTCCAAGCCCCTGCCTTGACATGGCTTCAATTTCGATTTCATCGGCCTTATTATGCAACACTTGAGGTATTTTGATGTTTCTTACTTCTCCAAAGCCCCATGGGCAATTTTCATCGTAATAACACGTCGCCACCTCGAAAGGATACTTGCCGTGCTCTGAAAAGTACGGCACATACTCAAGAACCACGTTATTACTGATATAAGCTAAATGAATACCCTCAAGCTCCCCTTTGGCACTGTTAAAATAATCTTGAGCCTTATAAAAATCTCCTTCCTCTTGAAGCCTTAATGCTTTTTCTTTTAGTTCTTTAGCTCTATCTTTTGGCATGTATTCAGGATAGCCTCTATGCCAATACTCATACACATAGGCAAACTGAGGATCCGACCCTTCATTTTGGTATTCATCATCATCATCTCTTGCTTCTTGAGTAACAAACTTACCTCTTTTCCCCCAGCGGCTCTTTATAAAATCAATTTTTTTTCTTAATCGCCTGATATGAAACGTACCTTCCTGAAGATTCTCTTCCAAATCATCGACAGCAGGATCAGGAAAAAAATCTCTTTTCTTAATTCGAGTTACTCTTACATCCCCAATCCATCTGTTAGGACCTGTCCCGCCTTCCCACTTCGAATCCCAATACACCATCAAGATTGCAGGACCGTAAGCTGTAAAATCATGCACAATTTTTTTGTATGTCTCCTTAAACTTATTACGCTCATCGTTGAACCTGCTTGCAAATGTTACTTTATCCGCAATCTCTCTATCACCGTATTCGACTCCCTGTATTGACACTTCGGGAGTATTGATTGTAATATTTGCATTTTGAGCCGTCAGCGTGTTAAAAACAAAATTATCTTCAGAGTTGGGCCTTATCTGCCTGTCCCTTTTCGTCCGGTATGCAAGATTTGTAGCCCACTGCAAGCCTCCGCCCTTATAAAGCTTTTCCTCGTCTTCCCATATTTCTTCTATACTATAACCTAACTCATCTATTTCGGCTCCCTTTGCTGCCCGTGAATCTTCAAAGTTTCGAGTCACCTTTGCGGCTAAGTTGCTTTCATCTTCATTGTTGGGATTATAGCTAACGTTTTGAATCTCAGCATCTGTCTTATCAGGCTTACTACTTTTCTTAAAGATTTCAAACAACTAAACCACCTCACTTGAAAAAATAATTTGTATTATCGTTCTTTTCTTCATTTTGCCGAGCTTTCTCCCACTGCTTCATATCTCTCGCCTCTAAAATGTCTGACAAATTTTTGAACATACTCGTTTTTTTTTGCATAAAAAAAGAACCTTTTGTTTTGTTCTTTGGTTCCTTTCGATACTCAAGATATTTTTTCTCCCCTGTTTTAAGCCCCAAAAAAAAGATTAGAACACCAACAACCATATATATAACAGCTATCACATTATCACTCACGCATCTAACACCTCCGAGCAATCATTTCTCTGTTTTTCCTCTTGCACTGTATTTGACTTAATAACTGCTTCCATCTCCGGCGTAATCTCAATTTGTTGTAACATTTGTAGCGGATACGGCTTATCGGTTGTCTCTTTATAGCCGCACTTAGGGCATTTATGTGTATACCTTTTAGGCGCACCCGGAGCAAGAGATATAGAAGGTGCGTGTGGAATCATTTCAACATTTTCACACTTATTACAAAACAATCTTTCCATTCTTATTGCTGTTATTTCAAAAGTTCTAACCATCACAATTCTCCTTTTTTATTTTTTATTTTTTAATTAAAAAACGAATCAAAATCATACGCCCCTTTATCATCCTCATCGTCATCATCATAATCCGATTCTTTCGCCGCATCTACAAACGTAGTTTGCTGATTGCTTATTGCATCTGCAATCATATCAGAAAATAACAAATCATCATGCTTACCCGGCTCTGCATCGTATCTTCCATCCTTATCCTTCACGAATGTCAGCATCTCATCCAGAGTATTGATATCATTATAATTTTGGATGTTTTCATCGACATTTGTAATAGCCTTTTCGATGATATATGCCCTTGTGTTTCCGTCAGTTTTCCACCCGTAAGCTTTCTTAACATCTTTCGTTATACTATCAATTTTTTCCCGCATGTACTGGCGCGGATAATGCCATTCAGATAACAACTCAACCGGATAAGTGTTGAAATTGATTTCGACGCCTACCAGAGCCTCATTATAATAACTTGCCAACGCCCACATCTGAGCAGTATAAGGCTTTGACTTCAGCCCTTGCATATGCAATGTAGCAGCTCTATTGCCATTATTATTATTTTTTACCGTCCCGGCAAACCAGTCCGACCCGTCACCTTTGGTATCACCCCCGCAAGTGTAAGGAACCCCCGGTTTAACATCCTCGTATATCTTGATGCACCCGTCCACGCTATCAACCCAAACAAACGATACGGGAAAATCCATTCTGTCAGGGTCATTCCATGTAACAAGAAAATAGCCTCTCTTATAAGGCTTTTCTCTGTATAGTTTTTGTAAATAATCTTTCCTCTGTATTATCTTTTCCTTGTTAAATATGCAGCTGCCTGACGCAAGAAACGCCTCATCAGGAGAACACGGATATTCTTGTCTTATTGTGTCTTTAATTAGATATCCCGCCCACTTATTGTAGTACCAATATACTTGCTCCCAACTAAGCTTTTTTTCGTGTACAAGCCACCGACAACGAACATGAATCCAATCTGTACCCGTTTCAATTTTCTCTTTAAAATCATTCTTACGTACACCACTCTCGAAATCATATCTATACTCAGGTGTCAGCCACCACTCATAAAAACAATTTTCCCATGCTCCCGAATCCCAAAGGTCCTTATATTCGTTATACCCGTTTGCCGTACTCTCCAATATCTGAATAGCATCTTTCGTCATAGCCTCCCCAAGTCCTGCTTGCACCCCGCTTATCCCATCTTTCCAAAACGCCGCTTCGCTGCCGTGAAAAAAGTTTATAGTCCTCGAACGCCCCATATTTTTAGATGCTGTCTTAACTTCCCAAGAAGAATGCAGCTCCTCGAAGAGCAACTGCTTTTTATTATTATATTTTTCAACCGGCTTGATTTCATCCGGAAGCAGCGAATAAACATACTTACCTTTGTTTTCGAATATGGCTGCCGTATTAGCATCCTCATCTGCTGCCGTAAATCCTTCGAAGTTTTTGCGAGTAATTGTACAGGCAAGCTGATATGCCGTTATACAAGAAGTAAATCCCGCTTGTCGTCCCTTAAGAATAAGAAAACGTATGTGCAGCCTTTTCCCCGTTTTGTATTCTTCTTTAGCCCTGCCGACCCGCTTTATAAAATCAAGCTGAACCACATTGAAGAAAAAAGGGACCGTAGCCTTATCCTTATCCACGATATGAAACAGCATTTCAACCAGATACTCCGGACTGTCCTGAATCTCTCTCTGCAGCTCAGGGTTATTAAGCATATAATCTGCAACTGCTTTAACATATTTTCTGTCACTCTCAATCCCGCATCCGTCCGCCCACATTTTTTTTCTCTTCTCGATAATCTCAACTGCAGTAATTTTTTTCTCAGCTTTTGCCATACCCTACTCCTTAAAAAACTCTTCAAGTTTAATCGCACCTTCATGTTTAATTTCTTTCGTGTCTCTCCACTCTTTAGGCTTCCTGTTTTTCAACCAGAATATCTGTGCAGTATTTGACGGAGGCATAGTTTTCTTGACACGCTTAACACAAACCTCCACAAATTCTTTCTTTACATCATGCCAATGCGTTTCAAACGTTTCTTCGTAATACTCATAACCTAAGGCACTTTTCAAAAGTGCGTTTTCTACTTCGTAGTCAATGACTTCACGCCCTCTTTTTAAGGCGTTAACCAAGTCCGGTTGAGTCTTTTTGTACTCGCTCAATGATGCCCTCGATACACCAAGCTTCTTAGCAATGTCCTCTTCGATGTATCCGTCGCGTGCCCAGGCTTCGATTAGAGCAAGTTTCGGCTTCACATAATCATCGTATTTGCATTTTGGCACGTTACATCACACCTTTCTCTGTAAAAAGTAAAAAAGCAGAGCTTTTGGCTCTGCTTCTCAAAGGGGAAATTCAATTTCAATTTTTCCATTGTAAAGATTATAGCACATTCAAATACAAGTTACAAGGACAGTTTTTGGACACGGTTTGGACAAAAAATTATAAACTTTCCGCTCCATATAACCTTAGCATGATCTTCTCAACAAGCCTGTTCTTATGCCTTCTTACCGTTCTTTCATCACAATGCATAAGATTTGAAATAGCATCATCTTTTTCCCCAAAAAAATATTTATAGGCGATTATATGTTTCCACGGATCCGAATCAATACCCAACAAAGCATACTCAATTTCTTTAATTTCTGCCTCATCATTTTTTATCCTTGTTTCTATTGTTGCTATTTTTACAATTAATTTTTCTTCAGGTGTCAGTCGTATTCCTCGTATATTGTTATACACAACATCTTTAGCCCTGCCGGAAGCTCCTATGCGGGTCTCCTTCTTCAAATCTTCGATGTCTTTCGAATATTTTTCAACATTTTTTCTCAGTTCAGGATAAGCTCTTAGCCGCTGTTCAGTGTGTCCGAAAAGATGTTGCCGAGATTTCTTTCCCTGTTCATAACCGTGTCCGTATCCATGCACTAACCCTGATTTAACACTGCGTTCGATAACATCTTGGATTATTTTTTCAAACTGCTTTGATACTTTTGACACGGCGGCTCCTCCTCTCAGTATCTATATCCACAATAAATTTTCCGTCTTGGTGTTGTATGTCGATATTAAGTCCTCTGCAGGTTTCAATAAGTAATTCAGGGTCAATAGTGCCGTCTTTAAGCCCTACTATTTGGTCAAAGAAAAGCCGCATAAAAAGCCCGACTCTTTTCTTGCCAAAATTAAACGGCGGTGCACTCAAAGCGCAAGCACTTGCCGTTGTATATAACATGTCGTATCTGCTTTGAGATTCAGCCACAAGACGAGCCGCAATCTTCATGCACTCATCGTAAGTAAATAATCTGTTTTGTAATTTTCTGTCAAGTAATTCCTTATTACGTTTATCTCGCCTATTCATCTTAATCCTCCTTCTGTTTAACCTGCACTGAGACAACTACTTTTTTATTTTTCACAAAGCTGTCAAAAGCCCCTAACAAATTTAGCAGTTCCTTAACATTTGTTTCAACATTCAGCAAAGTCAGATTTACTCTGCTTGTGCAAGACTCTTTTTTCTTATCGGCTTTTTTTTCGAAAGGTAAGAAAGCCTCAGTCGGTGCCTCTAAAGCTTCCATAATCTCATGCACAGTCGGAACGCCCGTATCAAGTTTTGGAGGTTGCTCTTGCTCCTTTTTTCCTTCGACATACCAAACTCTTCCTTTTCTAATAACGGACAACCCTTCAGCTTCCAATTCTCTGATTGCATCTTGAACATAGCAATGCGGATTTGCGACTTGAATGCCTGCATCTTTTATTGCTTTTGTAATGTTCGGTTGGCTCCCGATGTTTTCCATAGCTGCAGCCTTGATGACATCAATACACTTTCGCGATAAAGTTGACATAGATTAGACCTCCTTCAAATTGAATTTTTTCATATAGAGTTGCCGTTCATTTTCCGTTGCAATGTCCCACAGCTCTCCTAAACGTTTAACAATTTTTATTAGCGTTTTTTCTGCCCATTCTTTTCCTTCCAAGGTATCATTCATATACTTTGTTTTTTCGTACCTTTCAGCTGCCTTGTATCGTTGAATAAGCTCTTCAAATTCCTTTTTTTGTTCAGGCGACAACATTTACACCAGCTCCTCAATACAGATATAAATACCGGGATTGTCACTATAGAACTTTTCGATAATTTCCGAGGTTACCAGCGCATCATCTTTCCAGAAATGTAAGTCAGTCATTATATCAAAGAGCAACTTATTCATATTGTGGGTGTCAGGCTTAGTAGCTTTCCATTCCCCGTGATGATGTTTTCCGGTTAGTGGGAAACACCACTTTGTAATTACTCTTACTGCGCGGGTATATTCTTTTTCAGGGACATGTTTTGCGAGGTGTGCCGATAACTTTGCTCTTGCAGCTTTAAGGTCGTCCGGTTCGTAAAATTGAGGTTTGCCATTCCTGACAGTTACTTTCTTTTTTTGATGAGTAGTCTCTGGGGGGAGCATTGCCATAAAGAATTCAGATTTCATCGTATACCTCCATATTTTTACATTTATTTTTTATCTGTCAGTTTTCTTTTTGTAAGTGGGTCGTGTCATAAGTCATAAGTGCAACGTTAAATGCACTTATGACATACACACTTACACGAACAAAGTGAGAGGGTGTCAAAAAAAATATTTATATATTTATATATGTGTTTTTTGACACCTATTTTGACACCTGTTAAAAAACGAAAAACATGTTTTTTGATACCCATTTGACACCCTGACTGTCAAATGCGTTTTTTGACACCCTCAAATAACATAAATTGTGTTTTTTGACACCTATTTTGACACCTGTTAAAATTTCGTTACCTGTCAAAAAATCAAATTTGACACCTGTCATTTTTTTAAGTGTCAATGTCATTTTCTTGTTTTTTGACACCTTCAATTTTCTTAATAATTCCATTTATTACCTCGTAGCCACCATGTTCTTTTATTCTGCTTTTTACAGCGTTCTTGGATAATCCCATGTATTCTTCGAGTGCTTTTACTGTGATTTCTGCTTCAATGCCACACGCTTCGATAGCAGTTTCGATTGAAATAACTCGTTCTTTTTTCTTTTTTTCTTTAGGTTTTCGCTTGTCTATTGCTTTTTTCCAAGAAGGTTTTTCGCTTTCACTTTGAAGGTCTGTAAGACTTCCTATATCGTCAAGAACATGAACAGGAAACTTAAACCACACATTTACCGGCTTAAACTTAGGAAATTCTCTTAATGTTCCTTCAATACGCCATGCTGTCCGAAGCTCGACTTGCTTTTCAACTTCAAACAAATCCTTTTGCATTTCCAGATACTTATAATGGGGAATTAATTTTTTGGAATATTCAAGCATTTTCATTTGTGAGCACATATCGTCTTGGCCGGCTTCATCACGCCAACCCTGAGCGTATTTATCAAGCCACTGCTCACATACTTTGCAAATAGCTTTATTTTTTTCCTGCTTGAGAATTTCATCTGTCAGCTCCAATTCGATTAAGTCAAGAAGTGCATCCGGGTCACGTGCAAAAACCCCGGAGCCGGATGCTCTGTCCATAGACCTTTTACTCCCTTGAGAACCTTTACTGTGATGATGGCAATAGATAACTGCAGCATTAAGCTCATTACAAACTAAATCAAACTGATTACAAAAGTTTGCCATCTGATCCGCGCTGTTTTCGTCTCCGGTAATGACCTTATAAATTGGGTCGATTATGATAGCAGTATAATTCTTTTTTGCTGCTCTGCGGATAAGCTTGGGGGCAAGTTTGTCCATAGGAACCGACTTACCTCTTAAGTTCCATATATCAAGATTTTGCAGAGATTTTGGAGCCCATCCCAATGCGTTATAAACGTCCTTAAACCTATGAAGACAACTTGCTCGGTCAAGTTCCAAATTAATGTACATAACTTTGCCTTGGGCACATTCCCAACCCATCCAGTGTTTACCTTCAGCTATGGCAATACATAGTTCAATCAATGCATAGCTTTTCCCGGCTTTTGATGGACCGGCAATAAGCATTTTGTGACCTTGCCTTAAAACACCCTGTATTAATGGAGGAGACAACTCCGGTAAGTTATTCCATATTGAATCCATACTCTCAGGAGCCGGAAGATCATCATTAATACCCTCTATCCATTCTTGCCATTCTTTCCAAGATTCTTTGCCGATGTTGGTATCGATAAGGAACTGCTTATGACCTTTCCTCATTATTCCCGGCATCCTTGACAATCTTGAGGGGTTCTTGTTTTGGCTGTCAACCTTAAGCCCATTCTTCTGGCAGACTGCATATAGATACTCAACCCGTTTGCGATACTCTTCATATGTACCAGCGTCAATTCTAACAATTGCATGTAGACTTTTACCCCCGGAATGTACCAAGCAGGCCACAGGCAACTCCAGCTCTCGAATAATTGCGTTTTGTTGGTCGATGTCGATTATATCTGACTCCACAAGTGCAAATCTGAAATCAGTGACGTTCTCATTTTTACAGCCTTTTCCGTCCATCGGGTTAAATCGTATCCATGCTCCTGCCTCTTCTTTGTAATCTCCCAGTACTGAACCAATGTCCCCATTACATTTGTTAAGATCATGTATGAGCTGCCCTGCTGTCCTGTCCCAACATCCCTTGCTTGGCAAAAATTTTCCTTCTTTTTCCCATGATTCCGTTACATATCCGACGTTTTCAGAAGCTTCAAAAAGTGTTTCAAGATATTTCACAAGCTGTCCTGCAGGATTCCATTTTTCCGGCTCGTTAACTTCTCTCCCCTCAACCCATCCTTTTTTAATAACAACAAGATCGTCTTTTCCTCCGATTACAGCATCCCATTCAAGCTCATGCCCGAGGTCTTTTTGCGCCGGATACCATCCGTTATCTTTTGCCATTCGAACAATCGTTCCCCCGGTTACTGGGGTCCCGGTACCATGGAAAGTATTCCATTTTTTTTCACATTCCCCTGGATGATAACGGCTGTCATTTCTACTCCAGCTATCCCAATCAATTACAGAATAGCCTTCATACTTAAGAGCCATCCCGACATTTATCCAATCTTGATAATCTAAAGAAGAGGGAGAAATATATTTAAGTAAATCTCTTAAATCGTATTGATTATCCATTGTGCAATCTCCTTATCTACTTTCAAGTTCTGCTTGCACTATATAACTTGCGGTGACTATGTTTAAATTATTAGGTTTATACTCTGAAGGATTGATATGTGACGGAACTCTCCAGCCGTTCGCAGCAATTCTGTCTATTAATTTTTTTGCGTCTTCAAACTGCCATGTTCCGACATGATTAAATCCTTTGCCTTCAAGAAATCTGATTTGTTTTGGAGTTGTTAAACCTTCAATTCTTCTTTTGTCAAGTCTTTCGAGTAATTTTACTGCTTTTCCGGCATTATCTATTTCGTCCGGGAAAATTCCGTATTTCTCAAGAGTTGTTCTTTGATTTTCAGTAGCAGGAGCCATTTCCCAACCAAAACTCGGGATATAGTCTACCAAATCTTCTGATTGGATTGACATTTCAAACTGCAGAGGATCGACTAATTTTCTTTTTCGGCTTTTCATTTCGGATAGCTTTTTAGCAAGAGCTTCTTCTCTTTCTGATATTACATCTTTAGTAGCTTTTGCTTCCGCTTGCTCTAAATCAATAGGACAGGCTGCATTATTTATATTTTCTGTCATTTTTTTTGCCACTTCCTGATTTTCACAAATCAAATGAGCCGGTCGGCATAATTCATGCTTTTCAGTATTCCAGAGGAAGTCTAATAACAATAAATGGTCCTTTCCGGGATGTAATCGCGTTCCACGCCCTACCATTTGCGAATAAAGAGCACGTGATTTTGTTGCCCTTAATACCACGATACAATCAACAGACGGGCAATCCCATCCCTCAGTCAACAACATTGAATTACACAATACATTATATCTGCCCTTATCAAAGTCTTGAAGAATTTGTGTTCTATCTGCACTGTCACCGTTTACTTCAGCAGCTTTAAACCCTTTTCTTTCTAAAATGTCTCTAAACTTTTGACTGGTTTTAACAAGCGGTAAAAAAACAACTGTTTTTCTATCTTTACATATGTTTGCCATTTCATCTGCTATTTGATATAAATAAGGGTCTAATGCTGTACCTAAGTCTCCTACTTTATAGTCGCCAGCCTGAGTTCCCACCCCTGTTAAGTCAATCTTAAGTGGTATCGTTTGCGCTTTAATTGGAGATAGGTATCCTTCTTTAATTGCTTTTGGTAAAGTATATTCATAGGCTAGAGATTCAAAGTATTGACCGAGGTTTTTCATATCGGATCGGTCAGGAGTAGCCGTAACCCCCAAAACTTTTGATTCGTTAAAGTGTGATAAAACTTTTTGATAACTATCAGAAATGCAATGATGAGCTTCGTCAATTATGATTGAATCAAAGTAATCGTTTGAGAATTGTGAAAGTCGTTTCTCTCTCATAAGAGTTTGTACACTACCGACTACTACCCTGTACCAACTGCCAAGACAAGATTCTCCTGCTTTTTCTATAGCACATCCTAATCCTGTTGATTTTATAAGTTTATCAGCAGCTTGGTCAAGTAATTCACCTCGGTGAGCAAGTACTAGAACTCGCTCACCAAATCGGACACAATCCTCAATTAATTTACTGAAAACAATTGTTTTACCTAACTAACCGCACCCTGTCGGAAGTACCAACAGGGTGCGATGAACTCCTTTCTGCCATTCATTTTGAACAGCTTCTTTTGCTTGGATTTGATATGGCCTTAATTCCATGGCTAAAACCTCCCTGTTTGAAAGTCCGGCTTATCAAGAGCTTCATAAAATTTCTTTACTTCATTTGACTGCATATCCTTCCCCTCGTCATTGGTCCATTTCCTAATACCAATCTTAACCTTTCCTTTTGAACCGACAACTTTATTCCAATTCATTGTAAGTTTTTCACCTTTTTTACGCTGTCCGATTGATGTAAAAAAAGCACACAACATTCCTTCCGTTATAGTGTGCAAAAACAAATTATGTTTAATAGTAGTAGTTCCTTGTGGAGCATCAATCTTTATGTAAATAATTGCTTTGTTACAGGGAGGAAGCTTATCGCTTCCATTATGCCTTGCTCTTTCAAAATTAACGACCTCAAAATCATAATCACCTTCCGGAATGATAACAAATTCAGGACTATCCTTTTCTATAACATCATCCCATCCTAATTCTCTGCCTTCTATGCTCATACTTATTTCCTCCTATTAATTAATTTTTTTATTAAAATGGTAACTTCCTTAATTCTTGAATCAAAGTGAACACTTGCGGCCACGCTGCAATAAGAACTCCATTAATAAACTGAGGATCATAATTGCTAATTGGCGTATTAAATGGATAATATCTTTTATCTGCTACGGCTTTTTGAATTTCTTCGGGTAATACGTTATTAGCTTTCATTAAATCGGCCAAAGCTTTCGGAATCCCAACTAATACTTCCTCGTTTATTGGTGGATGCTCCTGCTCCTGCTCTTGCCCCTTCTCTTTCTCTTGTATGGACTCCGGCTTATCTAATGGCTTCGGTGCTGATTGATTTTGATTTGCAATATATTCAGTAACTACAGGCTGTAATGGAACAATAGATGAGTGTATGTTTTTTGGCTCATTAAGTGGTAATGATGGAAAACAATGAGCAATTTGAGCAAATTCAAATGGTAATTCATCCGGCAGCCCATATCTGTTTTTTGCATCCCAGCAGGAGTGATGGGTAGTATACATTACCCTTTTACCTCCCTGGGCTTTGTTTTTCTTATCGTCTGTTTTGACGACATAAGTTTTGTAATTTGCAAAAATCACAGCATCTGCCCATTCTTTCAATAGTGGAGCTGTCTTTTTCATCAGTTTTAATTCCCACCTGTCGTATGCTCCCATTTCATCCGGCTGTTCAAACTTCCGCATTTGTGCATGAGCCGTAAAAACTACATTAATTCCTAATGGCAATAAATCACTACAAAGATTTAGGAAGCGTCCAAATTCTTCTTCTAGGTAAACATAACCTTTTCCATACCCAAAATCCTCAATTCCATCTTTTTTTGACTTTGAGCATATATGTTCGGCACAAAGTTTTTCTGCCCAATCGGCGGTATCAATAACCCATGTACGGCACTTATCAGGATTGTTTTTTAAATATTGAGCTTGTTGAATTAACATCTCCCAACTTGTTGGCTTCGAAAATCTTGCAACATCCAATTCGTCTGTACTACCTTCTACATCAGAAAATATAACTTGTGGAAACTTCGAAACAAAAGTCGACTTTCCTATTCCTTCCGGACCATATACAATAATTTTTTGTGCTCTTTTGTTTTTGCCTGTTGTTATTTCCACTAAAATTCACCTGCTTTCCATTTTTTTGTTTCGTTATCTGACTGCACAATATATCCATCTGATATAATTATACTGCACTCTTCACCTGTCGAAACTCTTGTTGCTATGGCTTGTAGTTTTTCTTGTTCTAGCCATAAGCCAAACTCTTTCAAAGTATCAACATCCATTTGTTCAAGCTTATCTAAAAGGACAAAACCGCAATTTGGATTAAGCTTTCTGACTATAGCTGTGGATACTTTAAGTTGTTCTGATCCGCTCATGCAATCCCACTTTTTACCTTTATATGTAAGTTCGCCATCCGAAACAGATAACTCCGGAAGAGGAAGATTTACATTTTCCAATAACTCTTTTTTGGCCTGTTTTATTTCTTCAATTTGACCCGTGAGAGTTTCATACTGTCGAAAGTATTCTTTTGCTTCTTCTTCAGCCTTTTCTTTGTCAAGATTAGCTCTAACTTTGCGGTTAATTTCTTCGATGTTTTCAATATTTTTCTCAAGCTCTTCTGTTGATTCATCGTGTAAGTCTAATGCTGATTTTTGAGCAATCTCTAAATCCTTAACGTATATATTGAGCTGCTTTTGTAATTCTGTAATCTGATTAGTGAGACTTTCAACTTTTGACCGGATAGACTGTAAATTCTGACGTTTCCTTTGATTCTCTCCGTTTTTTGCAAGTATATCTTGTTGTTGCTTGATTAAATCAGAAGCGGAAACTAAATCTTTCGGAGCATCCGGATGTGATATCATTTCTTTAGTAAACTTTGTTTTTTGGTCTGCTATTTGCCCGATAGCATGGCGCTTGTTATAAAGCTCGTTATATTTTTTTTCCAGATTGAAAAGAACGTCCTCAACTCCAATTATTTTTAAAAGTGTTTTTGCCTTTTCAGAATTGGAAGACTGTGTAAACTTAGGAAGGTCTAAGGCAAGTTGTTCCACAAACTCATTTAGGAGCTGCTGCCCTCCTTTTTTGCCTGTCGGGTCCATTACTTTTAAATCGCTATTTTTGCCTTTTCGTTCAACTATAATCCCATTTGAAAGAGTAATATGCAATGAGGGAGGTATAATAGATCCTTCTCTTTGTGCATCAGATGGGCGATATTTTTCACCACCTAAAGCCCATGCAATAGCATCTAATACAGAAGTCTTGCCCTGATTATTATTTCCTCCCAATATAGTAAGCCCTGATTCTGATAATTCTACTTTTACTGCTTTTACTCTTTTTATGTTTTCAATTTCGAGTTTATTGATTTTTATGCTCATTTTTTTGTATGCCTCCTTAATTTTTGTTTTCTTATGAAAAAGGACCCCTTAGAGTCCTTTTAGCCTTTTTTCTGCCTCCAACCTTGCAGCGTAGATTTTGACGCATAAGCCCATAATTTCAGCAAGTTCTTTTGGCAATTCTCGTGCAATAAATTCCTCACCTTGTTTGATTATTTCTTGTAACATATCTTTAGTACTGTCCCCTTTTGGTCTAGCCGACAGTAGTTCATTAACAGCTTCAGCTCCTCCCAACCGGGCTTTTTCATATGTTTCGGCAATTTTAGCGCATTCACTTTTAATAACCTTACCTATTTTACACACTTGACAATCACACTCTTTTGAATCTAACCTTTTTAGTTCTCCTGTTTTGCGGTTGTATTGAAATGCACCTGATTCAAACTCGCCTTTTTCAATTGCGTCAATAATAGACTTTAAAAATTCCTTATTCATTTGGCACCTCTTCTTTTATTTTTTTTAATTTATCTTGCAATTTTCGGCTTAATTCGGTAAAATTAAGCCACAAGTTGTTTTGTTTCTCAACCGGAGCTTCAGGAAGCTCCTTTTCTGTTTCCAGAGATTTCTTAATAAGATTCAGCTTCTTTTTCGCAAACTCAAATCGTATAATAGCCATATCAAGATGTTCATGGTCAGCACAGTTTAAGTCCTGCAAAGCCAGGTAGTATGCTTTTAAAGCATTCTTATATTGCTCAAATCTATTAACCGTTTCAAGGTTAATGTTGTGTTTCATCTTTATTTTTCTTCTAATAATTCTTGCAAACAGAATATTTTCAAGTCTCCCAGTCCTCAATGCACGTTTCACAATGTCGTCATATCTTTCCAGCAGTTCAGACATTTATAGCACCTCCAACCATTTGTATATTGTTATAACTACCATTACGCAAACGCCTATGTAAGCTGCTTTCACCCTTTTCAAATACCAAACATCATTGTCCTTCAAAAAGCCGTACAGGCAAAGCAGAAAAACAATCAGAATAAGCGTTGCTAATATAATCATTTGTCCTCATCCTCCTCAAAGTGAAATTTTCGTTTAAACCCTTCTACCCAAGCCCAAATCATCAGAAACAAAATAACTGCTGCAAAAATTACGCCAAGAGCTGCAAAAAAGTGTAGTAGTGTAAATTGTAAGGCTTGTTATCTTTGTAAGTTTCATGCTTTTCGAACGAATGCTTGCAAAAAAGAGGTTTGAGCTTAATCAGCATATCAACCAAATATACATATATATGTTCCATCATGATGTTGCCTCCTCCAAAATTTTTTGATATTTCATTGATACGACAGGTAGCCAATATCGATTTGTTTTCTGAGGATCATTGGCGGCTCCAACGGGACAATATTTTTTTTGAATCTCCGATAAGCTTGTTAGCCCTTTGTCTATGTAGTTAGTTTTCAAAAGCTTTGAAGTATAATCTATTCCTTCTTCTAAACTCCGAAAACTAATCAGCCCCTTATTCCCCATTATCCCACCCGGATTGTTTAATTTTTTTACGGCATATGATGTCCCGCAACCCGTCTCATGCGAAAAAATAGCGGCTAATAGCATCGGATTTACATTGAAGTTTTTTGCAGAAAAAAAGATGTATTCAGCCTTTCCTGCAAATACACCTTTAAGATTGTTTGCTATTGCCGCTATTATTTTTTCGTCTTTTATTCTTTTTGCTCTTGCAAATTCAAATTTCAATTGTTCTTCTCGCTCAAAAGCTTCCATAATACTCTTTAGTTTTTCAACTTCTTGTCGGCTAGATTTCAATTCATCTTGCGTTTTTTTTATACTATCGTTTAAGCCGGTGTACTCGTTTATTGCATATGCTTCTATCGGCTGTCCTTGTGTAAGTTCTTTCAGCTTCATATTTCCCATGCAAGCAGCTACTATCATTGCGCTTACTCCTACAACCGCAAAAACCTTACTGTATAAACTTGTTTTCCTCCTCATATCTTACCATCCTTTCGTTTTCACGTTTTTCGGATGCCAAAACTCTGCGGTACTCTCCTGCCAGTGCTGCTAATGCCGCTATGCTAAGTAAAAAGAACAGAAAGTAATGTATCTTCAATCTCTCACCTCTCCCTTCACTATTATATGTTTCCATTTTTCGTAAAACTCAACCCCTGCAACAACCTGATTCAAAATGTTCTCATTACTAACTGTCATTCCACGGTCAATAACGACCTGATTCTTCGCCGCCATTGCGTCAAATGCAAAACGGTAAGCCTCATCACTTACCGTTCCTATTTGCTTCTCAATCAGCTTTTTCATTGGGTCTTTGCTCCTCTTCCCAGATTTTAAAATCTTGCGCTAAAAAATTTAAAAACTCTTCTGTGTTTGCTGTGCGATTTAAAATTTCAGTATTCACGGGCTTCATGGTTTTGCGGTCAAGTGTTATTCTCATGCATTTCATTTTCTTTCACCTCACTACACACATACGTTCCCAATATAATATTTTTTGGCTCTTCTTTTGCTTTTATAGTTGCAAATTCTTTCTTTCTGCTGATTTTTATTTTTAGCCCGGCGTATATACCGTGATCTTCGCCAGCTTTGATTCCCCAGCCAGCTTTGATTCCCCAGCCAGCTTCGATTCCCCAGCCAGCTTTGATTCCCTCGCCAGCTTTGATTCCCCGGCCAGCTTCGATTCCCTCGCCAGCTTTGATTCCCTCGCCAGCTTCGATTCCCCAGCCAGCTTTGATTCCCTCGCCAGCTTCGATTCCCCGGCCAGCTTCGATTCCCTCGCCAGCTTTGATTCCCCAGCCAGCTTCGATTCCCTCGCCAGCTTTGATTCCCTCGCCAGCTTTGATTCCCCAGCCAGCTTTGATTCCCCAGCCAGCTTCGATTCCCCAGCCAGCTTTGATTCCCCAGCCAGCTTTGATTCCCCAGCCAGCTTCGATTCCCCAGCCAGCTTTGATTCCCTCGCCAGCTTCGATTCCCCGGCCAGCTTTGATTCCCCGGCCGCTGATCAAACATTTAGCTACTTTAATTGCACCTTTTACAAAAATTTTTCCTGCGAAGAAAATTGATGCTTCCGTAACAAGCTCGTCCACTTCCAAAACTGTGTTAGTCGAGCCTGCGTGTTGAAGTAACCACATTGCCCAGTTGTTTCTATTTTCGATTGCAAGCTTATCAAGGACTTTCTGATATTCCCCTCCTTCCGGAAAGGCATTACAAAACCATTTCAGTCCGCCATTACAAGCTTGTTTTTCTTTTAAAAATTCAATTGTAATTTTCAAATTAATCTCTCCTTTTTTTGTAAATTTGTTATAAAGTAAAGGCCTAAGAGCATACCACACTGATAAAAAATTACAATACTAATTTTAACTTCTTCGCCTCCTACCGCTCCACCCCTACTCCTCACTTTCGGAATGTCTAACGTGCTTTCGCCAACTCGTTCATCGGAGACTCGGCACTGACTGCGTGCCTTATTTAGTTTTTCTTCTTGCAGCCTTGCCTTACAATTACTTTTAGTGCGTTGAATTACGGGGACTACTAAAATAACTAACAAAAACTGACTTCTGAAAAACTAAATGTTTGTTAATTGTGTCAATTGCTTTATTTGTAAATACGTGGTAAATTTACTGCAGGTCTTTGAAAAGTTAATAATTTAGTTAACAGGCAATTGCTTTGATGCTTAAGGTTCTGAATTTACTTGTGAGTTTTTCTTTGCGTGTTTCATAGTCAAGCCCTGCTTCGATAAGACCTATGTCAAGGCGTTGCAACTTGCGTATTGCTTCAATTTGAAAATTACTCAGGTACGGACGAATACTTGCGGTTTCTGCCGGGATGTTATTGACCTCTTTAAACTTCTTTGCCGGCATGCCGAGAACAATACGGTTTATCATGTCAATTTCGTTGCTAAAATGGTAAGGTCTTGGCTCTTCATGAGCAGCCTGTATAGCTTCTGTGAACTCAGGGAATTCAACTTTTGCCAAAGAAATGTTTTCGATAAACTCTTCCATCTCGTTAAAACGATTGACATATGCAATTTTGAACTTTAAAGCTTTATCTCCTGTAAATCCCATAGCTAACAACGCAAATCCATCACGGCTCATTTCATACATAGGTAATTTTCTTCCAGTGGAATCTTTGTAATTACTCAGCGTAAAATTCCGCTCAGTAAAATTTTTACTCACCCCAAAATTGGGGGCAGTGATTTTTTCTGAGGTGTCCTCATTTTTGAGGAGTCCTTCGATTATTTCTTGGATATCTCTTAAAACATGGTCATGCCTTTTTTCAAAAATCTCTGCTACTTTTAAGCTGGTAACGATTGCCTTACCTTTTTTCTCAGTTACTCCGTAGATATCATTGAAGCTTGCTATATTGGTAGACATGGTTATGCTCCTCTCAATTGTTTAAGATAGAAATGATTTTTCAGTGGTGCTCATATTGTCCGGTAAAGATGGCATCTGATTTATTAAGCTCCTTTCTGTTTTTTTGTTATCATTTTGTGAACTTCAGGATCAAAAAAAATATCGGTGACAGACACATTAAGAAATTTAGATATTAAATACATTTCATTTTCATTAAATCTTCCGTGTCCATTAATTTTTAAACTAAGATTGCTTTTTGGGGTTCCGATAGCTTCTGCAACTTCTGTCATAGTTTTACCGGCTAAAGCAATTGCTGCTTTTAATCTTAAATTAACCGGCCTTTTAGATTTAGATTTCATTATTATTCACCTCACTTTTAGTTATCATTTTGTGAACAACTATATTGTATTATAAATTTGTGAACAAGTCAATGTGTTTTTGAAAAATATTATAATTTTGTGTACTTTGTTTTGTTTAGAATAATTTTACTTTATAATAAATTGGAAAGGAGAATATCAATGGCCACATTTGGAGAGCGTTTTAAGCAATTAAGAAATGAATACGATAAAACATTAGATGAAATGAAGGATGTACTTCAAACTACTAAGTCAACACTAAGCCATTACGAGAATAACCATAGAACTCCAAAAATAGATTTTGCAAAAAAAGCGGCGGAATATTTTAATGTGACAGTTGATTATATAATGGGTGAATCTGATATAAAACGTTCAAATAATAAAGAAGAAAACGCTTCCACAGAAGTGAAGGAACTGCTAAGTGTATTTAATAAATTAACCGGGAAAGAGAAGAAATACGTAATAGAGGACCTGCGCGGCATCCAAGCAAATAAGGCTCCTTATTATTACTTTATATTAGAAAAGGATGAATATGAAGATATAACAGACCCTAAAATGAGTACGACTGAAAAATTGGATTTCATTTCAAAAAACAATACGTTTGAAAATTTACTGTCAAAAGAGCCTACAAGAATACCTGACAACATGTTTCTTTACTCTCTGAATAAGGATATTGTAGATGATTACTTAGCCAAGAAGCACAAACCCAATAAATAATATTTTCGTATTTGGGTACCGAATCATCGGAGGCGATTATACTTAGTGGCTGGCACAGAACCCCGCCTTGATAATCTTTGTTTATATACACGACTGATTCTGTCTCTATGCTTCTTAAAGAGGGATGCCTGTCTTCATCAGGAAGATATTCAATTTTTTTGTTCGGTATGTGCTCATTTGGTAAATTTACATGCGTTATCGTAATTTTTGGATTCAACATAAACAACACACTCCTTAAATAAAATTTTTGAAAGGACTTGATAATATGGATAACGAAACTTTTAAATTTTTAGAACAATTAGCTGCAAAAATGGATGCAGGATTCAATAAGGTAAATGAAAAAATTGATAGTTTGGAAACCAAAGTTCAAAAAGTTCAACTTGAGATTGAAAACAAAATAAATCCCAAGCTTGACACCCTTTTCGAGGAGGTTATCGGAATCAAGGAAAAACTTGTTAAACACGACTCTCGATTCGATGCCATAGAATCAAAGATTGAATCACAGGACTTTGAAATTAAGGTACTTAAAAAAGCTAAATAATACATAAAAAATACACTCCTTAAATAGATATTTGAAAGGCAGGTAAAGCGAATGGAACAAATATTGAAAGAAATATTAGCAAAACTTGGAGAACTGCAAGCAGGTCAAGAGCGAATAGAAACTAAACTTGATGCTGTGTATGACCAAACTGCAATTTTAACCGAATTCAGAACAGAAGTTAATTCCAAGCTTGAAAATTTGCAAAGCGACTTAACTACTCTTGAAGCTATTTCGGGTAAAAACTTAAATGACATTGCTTTGTTAAAACGAGCTAAATGACACATAACACACTCCTAATATAAATTGATGAACATTGATAAAAGAATAATTTTTGGCCCTGAACAGTGTCCCCTTTAGGAAGGGGGTGATACATACGTGAATAAAAAACAAACATCAAAGAAAGTTGCGTCAACAGCTTCTAAGATATTAAAAGATAAACGATTTAGCGATTCAGCTAAGACGGTTGCAGGTTCAGCTTTGTCGCAAACCAAAACAAATAAGAATAAATAATTAATACATAAATTATACATTTTAATACTGTTCAGGGTCAATATGTATCGAAAACTAAACATAAAAAATACACTCCTCAAAATAAAATAAATATTTTTCATTGGTAATATATGGGGGGGGGTGAATAGTACTATAACAACGTTTGCGACTAATGCAAACATAATATTATAATTTCAGAACCGTTTCAAGCCTTTTTTCGACAAAATTTTCCGACAAATTACGACAACAAGATTCGACAAATTACGACAAAACATTGCCGGAAACAACAGGTTGATTTTTTACAAACATTGTGTATTCTTGAAGTGAGGAGGTGTTTAATATGCAGATAAAAAAGATTTTAGCGTTAATATCAGTTCCCGCAACTTTTACTCAAATGCAGAGACATTGTTTTTGTTTAGAAGCGACCTCCAGCTCAGGCATTGAAATTGAAATTTTAAAGAATAAGCTCGATTCATCTTTAACTTGGTTGAATGTAATAATGACCTCAGGAAGCTTTTTACTCTCCGTTGTCGGAATTCTTTTGGCCTTAATTGGTTTCATCAATTTGACCAAAGCACATAAAATTGTAGACAAAAGGATTAAAGGGAAATTGGAAGAACTTAAACTCCATTTTGCGGATGAATTTTCAAAAGTGCAGGAAGCCACCCAAAAGATGATCGCCGGCTACACTTGCCAAACTCAAGGGGATGTTGACAGAGCAATCGAATTATACACATCCGCCGTAAAAATTTTTCCGCAAGTTTTTAACGGATATACATCATTAGGATATGCGTACCATCAAAAACAAAACTATCCGTCAGCCTTGTTAGCTTTTAACAAAGCTGCGGAACTTTTCCCTAAAAGAATCGAAAGTTATAACGATTTGGCCAGAATATATGCTCTTCTGAACAACAAGGCCGAATGTGTTAAGAATATAAAGAAAATGGCAGCTATAGACGTTAATTCAAAAGGATTTATAATAAACGACAACACCCTAACATCTTTGCTGACAATGATTGAGATAGATGATTTATATAGTTAAAGGAGATTATATGAAAGCGGCAATATATGCAAGATACTCAAGCGACAATCAAAGAGAAGAATCCATCGAAGCCCAAATAAGAGCAATACAAGAATACAGTCAACGCAATCAAATACACATAGTTAAAATTTACACTGATGAAGCCAAGTCAGCTACTACAGACAACAGGCCTCAGTTTTTGCGAATGGTTAATGATAGCAAACTCGGTCTTTTTGAGGCCGCTATTGTACATAAACTTGACAGGTTTGCCCGTAACCGTTATGACTCTGCACACTATAAAAAAATGCTTAAAGATAACGGAGTAAAGCTTATATCCGTGTTAGAAAATCTTGATGATTCTCCCGAATCTATTATTTTGGAAAGTATGTTACAGGGGATGGCCGAATACTATTCCGCAAACTTGTCTCGTGAGGTCATGAAAGGGATGCGGGAAACTGCATATAAGGGAAAACACAACGGTGGAATTCCGCCCTTAGGATACGGGATTAATCTCGACAAAACTTATCATATCATAGAAAACGAAGCTAAGACAGTTAGCATCATTTTTGAGCGTTTTTTATTGGGGCAGGGTTATCAATCTATCGCTAACGAATTAAACGGGTCAGGAAAAACAACCAAGCAGGGGAAACAATTTAAAAAGAATACAATTCGGGATATTCTCTTGAATGAAAAATACACCGGTACATATGTATTTAATAGAAGAGCAGACGGGAAAACCTTAAACAAAATTAAGCCTGATGAGGAGATCATCCGGGTAGAAAACGCATTGCCGGCAATAATAACGAAAGAACAGTTCGAGAAGACTCAGAATCGTATAAACGGACAAAAAACAGGAAGGAGAATAAGAGTTATGCATTATTTATTAACAGGAAAATTATTTTGTGGGGAGTGCAATAAACATTATACCGGAGCGGGACACGTAAAAGGCCGTGACAGGTCCGACGATAACCCGACAAAATATTACAGGTACGCATGCACAGGAAAAAAGGGAGGCTGTCAGAATAAGCCTGTTCGAAAAGAAACAATTGAAGACGCCGTGATAAATGAAATAAAAGATAAAATATTAAACGACGAGAAGATCCCGATGTGGGTTGAACAGTTGCTGGAGAAAATTAAAGAATCCAAATCCGAAAATACAAACAGGATATCGGAAATTGGAAAAGAAATTACAAAGTTAAAAAATCAAATAGATAAGGATTTTCAGTTGTATTATGATGATTTAATGGATAAAACTATTCTCGCCGAAAAAGTAAATACAAAGAAAGAAAAAATTTCTTTGTTGGAAAACGAATTAATAATCTTAAACACGAGAAACTATGCTCCAAATAAAGACATGATTATAGCATATTTGCATACTATGAAAAATAACCTTGAGTCCGGAGATGTGAACCGGCAACAAAAGGTTATTGATACATTAGTACAATGCGTTGTCGTCTACCCTGACCGAATCGATATAGATATCGGAATAGACGATTCAGGGGACAGTGATAAGGGTACTGGAGGCGAGCCACTCCTAACCCTATCACTGTCCATTTTAAGACCTTAATTCACAATATTAGCCATGTTTAAAATCAATTTGCGAACATACTCACCTTTACACGTTTTTCCGTCCTGCGCATTTAACAACCAATACTCCGGAGAACTTACTACCTGCTTTTCACGCAGCACCTTGAGAGCGGCCATAAGCTTTTTGTCTCCTAAATTGATATCCGATAACACAGCACACATCGGAAAGAACTTACCGGGGCACTCGGTATTAACTAATTGAGAATGAGGCATAACAATAACTTTACCCGGGAATCGTTTCAAATGGAAATGAACCCGTTCCATCAAGGCATTATATTGTGCCGGAGGCATCCCGATTCGTGTTGAGTAATTACCTTCGCAGCATATTCCATAACTGCGGCTGTTGTACCCCTGACATTGCGCTCCTATGTTATCTCCTCTCATGATATACACATCACCGTTTTTTGCAATATATTCGTTGTAACCGGCACAGTTCCACCCGTTAGCTTTGTGATCATCATTGCATTGTTCCCATGAATAATTATCAGCTTCCGCATGGTGGAGAATAAGATACTTAACAGCCGATAAATCTAATGGAATTAAAGGTTTGGTAGGATTTAGTTTGTCCGTAATATTAAATATCATTTTCTTCCAACCTCCTTACAGTTTGCCCGATTTGCAGATAGAATGCCGTGACCGTTACCAAAAACATAACCCAAACACGCTGTTATGAGTCCAACAGTCGCTTCACTGCTAATGCTTTTCATACTTCCGAGTATCATTGCCGCAAGAATCACCAGCACACACACTATAAGTTTTGTCAACTCGCCCACACTGATATTTTGCTTGATTTCGGACATAATACACCTCCAATTTTTAAGGGCCGGAATAATCCGACCCTTCAGAATCATTTTTTCATTTTCTTCTGTATATACTCTTTGATGATGTATTCCCTTGCTGTTTCATGAGATTTTTTTACGATATCACTTAAAATTTTAGCCTTAACCTCAAACTCATTATCGGTACCCGACAATTTTTTATACTCATCGGATGCAATAACCTTACCCGCCGTCTCCGTTAATAACTTCCCGCTAAGCTTCTGATAATTAATATACTGCTGCGCATCAAGCGTTAACGGATACGTAGTCCCCTGATAAGTCCACCGTATAACATCATCAGCAACGGCAGGCAGCACGTTAACATTATTCGTTTGAGCGAACACCTTCGAGATTTCCGTTTGCACAGGATTTTTTTCAACATCTTTCAGGAATAACGGATTAATCATAACATTCACAACATTATTAGCATCGTCATAACGTTTAATTTTATCCCCGTAGACATCGACTTGTACCGGCAATGTTCTGCTAAACCCGGGTAACTTGCTTATGTATTGTTTTACTATCTGCTTAACAGGATTCGGATCATACACCTCTCTTACATATTCATCCGATATATCAGATAATTGCCGGATAAATGTCGGTTCAGTTTGCCCGATTGCACTCCTAAACAATTTCGTTAAAGCAGTATTAACACTACCGTTAGACCCTCCGACAGAAGCTATAATATCAACAGCATTACGCATGAATGACAATCTTACAAAAGTATTTCCTGCAGCGTCAAACCCTGCTCCGATGGAAGCTAAAAACCCCGCCTTGTCTTTCGACTTTTTGTAAGCATCAACACCCATAGCCAGAACTCCACCTATCGGTTGTAAAGAATCAAAACTATACCATTTCCCGCCTATTTTAATCGAATAAGCTTGACTTGTGGCTTTTTCATGCTGCCTGACCCGTTCCCGTTTATCCTCTCCACCTGCAGCCAGCCCTAAAGCCGCTAACACACCTCCAAGCAAAGCAATTCCCGTTCCGGTCAAACTCCTTGCAAGCCTGTCAACAAACACCTTTTGGTCAAACTCGCCCTCAGCGATTTTCTTTATTCTCCTGTTATTACTAAGCTTCCCGAGTTCGGACAAAGCTTTTCCCATGCCGACCGGAGTATAATCCAACAACTTGTCAAACACATTAGCCGGAGTTTGAGTAAACGGAACAACTATATCACCGACAATACCCGCAGCATCTTTAATTTTTGTCAATCTCTTAGCAAGCTCGCTGTTATTCTGAAATACCCTATCCATAGCATACAACTTGGCAAGCATATCGACATCGGCATCAGGCTTATTCAATCCCCTAATTTTCATCAATTCCTTAAGCCGCATATTATAAGCAGCTTCAAAAAATGGCCTGTCCCCAAACTTCAGAAAAGTTTTAACGGCATTATCCAAAAAATTTAAAGTGTCGTTGTCAAATACTCGCCCTTTCCTCAATTCGTATCTTCCGCCCGTAATACTCACAAGCTGATTTTTACCAAGGTCATATCTTTCATTCATGTTTGCAGTATTAACCAACTGAAATGTCTTCAGGTTTTTCACAATCTCTTTCCAAGACATCTGACGATTAAATTGTTTCTCAAAAGAATACTGCAGGTCCAAAACACTTTCTTTAACCCCCGTCTTCAACCCCTCAGCCTGCCACTTAGCTTTTTCAACCGGATTAAACAAAGTAGTCCTTTCGCTCCCCCTTATTTTACTCAGAAAAGCATCAATCGGAGCTCCAAACAGATCCTTTAAATTTTCGGTTGAATTCAAAATAACGTTCCCTGCAATATTCCGAATATTAGTTTTAGGGTTTAATAGCAGCCAAATTCTCTGAAGCCCCTTAATCTTATCCCTAACATTAGCAGGAACCTTATTTGACATGATCAGCTCAATCTTATCCGTAAGCATCCGATATAAATAACTGTCCGGTTGTAGCAGATTTCTAGCTTCAACAGCTTTAATAATCGCCTCAATATCTTCATTTTCCAAAACAGGCAAATTATTTTTTTGCTTAATAATATCCCTGATAGCCGGGATTGAATAAGCATCAAGATTAATCAATTCCATAACCTTATCAACCATTCGTTTCCTTACCTTAGGACTTGCAGCCTTGAGCATACCCTTTAATATTCGTTCTCTCGCTAAAGTTGCTTGCTCATCAAATACTTTTTTTGCAATCGTAGCCACCTTTTCAGCATCCGCCTGACTGATATTAATCTTATCCTTAAGAGCTGCAATAAAAGCATCCCTCACAAATTCCGTCTTATTTTTCCCAAGTTTGACCAACTCATGTATTCTTATACCTGCAGTTCTTATCAAGGTCCTTATCTTCGGGTCCAACTTATCATTAACCCGGTTAGAATAATTCTGATTAAGAAAAATATCCGCATTAACAACCGAGTCAATAAATTTAACTGCATTAGCTTCCCTGTCAGCAGCAGAAGCAGGCCGCACCCTATACACCTGCTCCAAATAGTTTTCGGCATATTCTTTTTTCCACGTCTTGAACTTATTATCCACATAGTTAGCCAAAACATTAATCTCATCATCCGTAAACTCTTGAAGCTTTGCCTCGGCCTTCAAAAACTCGACAATATTAACTCTTTGCTGTGCCCCCGTAGCATAATAATTTTTCACCATATCCGAAAGCTTATAATCAAGCTTCTTCATAACCTTCTTAATTGCAATATCCGCAGTTTTTTCGGAAAATGGCGGCTTAGTCCCCTTACCAAAATACTCTTCCAAAATATCAAGAGCGAAAGTATCATCCGAATAAAATTCCCTAACTATCTTCTTTGCCTCCTGCCAAACCTTATCAGACACATCTTTATTTTTTACCGCATCAAGAAACTCTTGGATCTTATCAGGAGGTATCTTTTTAGGAATGTCCTTCTCATCAACTTGTTCCCTAAACTTAGCATACAATTCATTGACCATCTGCATTACAACATCTTTTTCTTTTGCTTTTGGGCCTTTCAAAGTCTTCTTAATTTTTTCAGCAAGCAGCTCAGCAGGATCGGCTTCTTCATCCTCTTCTACTTCTTCTAAATTTTCGTCAACTTCTTCATCCGTGGCAGCATCGTTGGCTTCAGATTGATTCCCGGTTTTTTTACTCGAAGTCTTTCTTTTTTTCTTTTCTCTATTTTCTTGAGTCTCTTCTTCCTTCTTAATCTCATCAACCGTCTCATCGGCCGCCTTTTTATCGGTTTCCTCAAGCACCTTCTCGACGACTTTAGCCTCATTGTCGATTTCTTCAATCATCTTTGGATGAGCTTTCTTAGTTTCCTCTTCAACATCATTAACAATTTTTTGAGCCTCAATAATAATCTGCTCAGGCGACCTCGAATACTTTGCTAAAGCTTGAATAGCTCTTCCCATGTCAGTAAAATTATCCCTTCGAATTATTGATGTCCATTCAATCATTTTAGAATAATCGCCTGTTTTCCTGCCTTCCTGCTTATAAACTTCCAGTATACCCATAGCAACGTCAGTATCGACGCCCGTTTTAATACCATTTTTCCTGATATTCTCAACTTCCCCGTCAAAATCTTTAGAAAGTCTTTTTACAGCTTCCGTATAGCTTTTCTCTTCCGAAACCCTGTCATACACATAATCTTCGGCATTAAACATTTTCTTTTCTTCATCCGTCAAATCCTTATGATTCTGCAAAGTATTCTCATAAAACTTAGATATAGCCTTAAGCCTGTTAAGTTTCTTCTCAGCCTCCGCAAAAAGCTGCAGATTGACCTTTATACCTTTACGCTTTTTATCCCTCATAAAAGACACCATATCCTCCAGCTCATCAATGGTGTTTGGCAGTTGATCACGACTTTTAATATTAGTAAATTTTGTTATATTGGAGTAAAATTTTTGAGCAACGAGCCTAAATTTATTTACTGTATCATCGTCTAACACTTGATTTATTTCTATTGAATTATCAAAGTTTTTAATAGCAAGCATCATATTTGCAAACTCATTTGCTAATAACTCATCAACAACCGTAATGTCTGTTTCTTTAAGATATACTTTATAATCTTCATCTTCAAACGATTTTACAAAATCATCTTTAGCCTTTAAAAACTCGGGAGTTTTGATAAAATCATTATAAAAATAATCAAAGGTATCAAAAAACAATTCCTTATTTGTTTTTCTCAAATAATGGAATGTTTCATGGTGATAAGCTGTGGTTTGGCCGTATTCAGTTTTATTCCCGATAAATATTTCAAAAGGAGCTTCCGAAGATGTCAAAGCTGAAATATTAAAGCCTGTATTGTCAAAAAAGTTTACAGGAGCTCCGACAGTTCTTTCCGAATCTTCTCTAATTCTTCTTTCGTCGACCGTTCTCTCATCTCTTGTAGAGATTTTTCTAATTGCGGCTTCTTCTTCATAAGCTCTTCGTTTGAAAATTTCCTTTTTGTTTCGGCTGATTCTTCCGGCGTTTGTGGTCTCAAGCCCTGATTCTTGAATAACATTTTCATTCACCTCACCACTCGAAGTTTTTTCAACATTACTATTATCGGACAAATTACCGGCTTTTTCAATGGCATTATTTGACTTATCATAAATAATCGAAACCTTAACATCCGTAGCCTGAGATTTACCTCCTATTTTTTCAACTTTCAGTATTCTCGTAACATCATTAATTGAAGATGGTGTTTTGGTCTTATAAAAACTTTTGGTCCTGTCAGTGCCTTCTTCGACTGTTCTTTCAAAAGGATTCTCAGGATTATTTTGTACTTCGATGATATACCCGACATCAGATTTACTTTTAAACAGATAAGTTTTAGCTATTTCACGGCCAAACCATGCCGGCATTTTACTTTTTGTTTTTACGACTCCCGAATCAAATATATCTTGGATAGCAGCAAAATCTTTCACGGCTCTGTAATAGTGGCCATCCTTTTTTTCGCCCAATTGGTCCATAACAGGGCTATAACTCGAAGACAGATTAATCGTTTTTGTATAGCTTTTACCTTCAGTTTGGGCCTTATTTATTTGAGATTCAGGTGTATTTTGCGTTTGAGCAAGTTGGCCTTCTTGTACTTGAGACAAATTTAAAGGCGATTCTGTAACAAAATTACCTATTTTATTAATCTCATTTTGATTATTGCTAACAATATTCCCCGTTTCAGATAATGCAGATTCATTTGGCACAGTGTTTACAATCATATTCCCAACATCACGAAATTGACTTATATCCTGCATTTGCGGTTGTTGTGGTTGTATTGTTTGTTGTTCTTGTTGTGTTTGCAACGGTGATTCCGTAATAACTTTAGCCATCCCGCTTTTACCCTGCAAAGCTTCTTTATACGGGAAAACATTACTTAAACTATTTTCTAATTCCATAACATTTAAGGGTGACTCCTGAATACCCCCGCTAATATTTTCTTGTGCATTCCCCAATATACTTTCCTGAATACCCCCCTGCTGTTGCTCTTGATTATTAACCTTAGGTATCTCATTTTTTAAATTTTTCAGCAACTCATTATACTGCCCGAAAGTAACTGATTCAGGGTTTTGAGCATATTCCAATGCCAATTGAAAAGACTCGGTTTGTTCCGGCATATTCAACCCGACTTTAAGGTCCTCATATAAATTATTTTCCATTTCCTGCTGAACTTGCTTCGATGCCTCATATTGTGAAGGTAATCCCGCTCCCCCCATAGCGACACCCGCCAAACCTCCGACTAATCCGCTGTAAAGAATTTGTTTTGGGTCGATAACGCCGCCTTCTCCAAACCATTTCCGATTTGTGTCAGCAATAAGCTTATCTGCTAATCCTGAAATCGGCTCCATAAGCATTTCTTCAAGAGCTTCCTGCCCGCCCACATTCAAAAGATTTTTTAACATATTCCCGATATTTTTTTTCCCCGCCAAGGTAAAAGTTTTAATAATAT